TGATGTTGTGTTCGCTGGAGGCATATTATATGCACATGAGGATCAAATGGACTTTCTGACCAAATGTGCAAATCTTACCAAAAAATACCTAATAATAGAGACTATGGATACAAGCCCCATCGACACAGATGTTCCCTTATCTGTTTATAGGAAGATTAATAAGATGAAAACTGGTAGTGGGGATCATGCATGGGTAAGATGCAGTAACATACCCTTTATAGATATGGTGTTATCTCCGTTGGGATTTGAGTTGCATAAGAAAATTATGTACCCACAACACAAAAGATTTGCGGTGGTGTATTCTAGAATCCTTTAGGCGCCTTGGTTATGCCACGGGCTTTCATTTCCATCTCAACCCATTGTTTGGCGACAGGAGATTTGACAGGCTTTCTGAGAAGGCCTCTAATCTGTTTGAATACCATAACAAACACATCCTCACCAGCATCGTTATTGTCCACAATGATCAGATTGCCTTTGAAATGTTGACTGAATTTACCAAGGTTGTTCTGTACATCTTTCCACGAATCCACCACTATAGGCTCTGGCACACTACGAGAGCGAGCTGCGTTACGTTCTAGTGCAACGTCCAGAGAAGTATTGACAAAAATCATGTGTGTGTCGTAACCAATTTGTCTTAGGCCAATCGACTGTTTGACTATCTTTCCGTATTCCTTGCCAGTGCCATCAATGAGTAAACCCATACGCCCTGCAATTAGGCCTTCTTTCTTTCTACTGGTCACTGCTTTTGCACGCTTACGAACAACATCTCTCGCTTCTGTCTCATCCTTCGGCATCTTCGCAGACAGGCCCTCTTTCGCTAACATAGTTTCGAAAGCATCATCAGAGTTAACAGTTACAAGGCCAGTTCCGCCGGTGGTTTTTCCAGCAACGTATGATTTACCACTGCCAGGGCCACCGGCAAGGAAAAAGGCCTTAAATATATTGGGGTCTTGGAGCCCCTCTAGTAATGCGTTGTATGTTTTCATTGGGTAGTCGCCCCATTCCTTTTTTATATCCAGACATTTCTAATATATATTTATCATCTTCGGTGAGTTCAGGCATTTCTGATCGTGCCTTAGTTTGAAAGTTCATTTTCTTGATTCGATTCTTGGTCTTAGCCATTTTATCTTCCTTTCGAAGTTTTCTTTGTTGGATATTTTTATTTTTAGGGATGGTTGCGTTCTCCTTTCTAAGCTAGTTCATCTTGGTAAATTACAGGTAAAAGTCTTCTACCAAGGGGTCTTCTTCAAAAAATGTGTCGTCTACATCTTGAGGCAGTTCGTCTACAAACTCTAGTTCTTCCTCTACACAATCCTTTACGCACCGCATAAACATCATGTGTGTTGGGCCATTTGCACCATCTGGTAGAAAATTGTGATGTATTGCTTCAACTAGAAATGGGCCCTGATAAAATCTATTCAGAGCGCTCTGATCAGGTTGTTTAGACCCTGATGGCCGAGGAATGTTAACAGTCACCACTTGTCCCGCTCTCATGTAAGTGTGACCAAGAACAGTCATGTCTAGAACGTATCCATTTTTTAGTGATTCGTCAAAAGCTTTGCCTGCCAATAACCATCTCTGGTGGTTAGGTGCCTGAAACGCATATTTACCATCGCCAGTTGTTAGACTGGCATCTGTACCTGTGGCCTGATCTTTAAAAGATACTGAAGTAACATACTTGGCGATAGATGTTGAACCCAAATTGCTTCCGTCTTGATCATATGCCGTCTTACTATACATTGAATTAGCACCTTTACCATGATATGTATTAATCGTGAAATTTTGAGCCTCTGGTTCAAATTGGTCAAAGTAGTTAAAATTGGTAGTTATGATATCTTTATTGAATATGTCATGCACCGTTAATTCAGAGGAGAACTGACCGTTCACAGTTCCACTCATTGTGTCTGGATTTCTGTTTATGTTATGATCTCTTATTCTAGCAAATTCTGCTATATGGTTTGGCCGGCCGTCTAATGTAGTTTCGTTTTCAACAATTGTATATTGTTGCTCTGCGTCATCAGCGTACATCGATTGTATGGAGCGAAAATGAAACCCTGTTAGTGTCTCGAAAAATCTGTATGTAGGTTGACCATTTTCTTTGGAAACAGCTTCCCTCTTACATTGAAGTATAATATCAATTGGAGTTTTTTCGTTAGCAATTATTTTCTTAATTCCAGAGGATTCCTCCACAAACACAGTTTTTTTAGTTTTGAGGTCACTCTTCAACATTTGTTTAGCTATGTCAGAATATGTCCCTGTAAGAATCCTATCAACAATAGTTCTATTGTTTCTAATACCTTCCATAGATATAAAATCTACTGATACCGCTTGCACATTTGGATTTATACTCTTAACGGAATTAACTTTGTTGATATAGAATTGTCTGTCTATAATTTTTTCTTCACCAAAAGCACCACCCGATGTAATTGATGGTGTGCGAATTTTCAGGCGCAGAATTTCTTGGCCTATGATGGGCATGGTGTTAGTTAGGCCAAAGTTGTCGGTGAACACCAGACTGCCTTGAAGAAGTGGTGAATTGATGTCCTCGTATATGTCGATCTGCATCATTTCTTTACTAACATCAACCCTAGAATCACCACAGGCAACGATCTCACACTTCTCTAAAATAAACTCACCAGCATAGCTCATTCCTTCTGACATTAGATATCACTTTCGTTTATCATTTCTTGAAATTCTTCTACCACTTGAGGTACGTAAATAGGATCAAGCAAACGTATTTGTCTTTTCTTGTTTTGTTCTTCTTCTTCAAACTCTAAATTTGTTACAGCTGTGGCCGTAGGATAATCTGCATTGGAAGTTCCCACATCAATTTTAAGAGTCGTATCACCAGACGTTTGACTAATTTCATAATGATGTACAGCGTTAGGGTTGTCGTATTTGTCTCGCACGTATGAAAGAAACTGGTTAGTGTTCATGGGCCAATCGTGAAAACGATTTACAATATCATTGGTCATACAAACTATCCAGTGCAATTCTGCATCACCATATAATTTGTGAGCGATCATTTCTGGTGTCTCCCCCTCTCTCACATCATATGTATCAAACATCATTGTATTTTCTTTTACTTTCGCACGAAGGGCAACACGGCGCAAAAGATTAGTAACAATCTTTGGCTCTCCACCCTTTACGGATGAAAATTGTATTAAAGGAAAGTTATTAAAATACATTAGTATCCTTCCTCAATACGCTCTTGACTCATCAACTCTATTTCGTGGAACGATAAAGTCAAAGTAGTTTTTTGTGGGGGTGGGCCCTCTCCACCACCTGTGTACCCCTTGCGAGTATTTGTGGTGGTTGATTCGTATGTCTTATATCTATCGCTTCCGTAATCAACAGTAACGTCCATTAGATAAGAGGATGAAACTCTATTCAAAAATGGGTTGCGTTTTCCTTTGTGATGATACTCAATATCAAAGATATTCGGAACTTGCATAATCTTACCATTAAACTTGGCGTCAAGTTTCATATTAAACGGTCTGCCAACATTCATTTTGTCAACATATTTGGGCATCATGTTCTTTTTAAATGCAAATACAATCTCTTCAACAATCTGTGCCTCTTGTTCACTCTTAGGAATAAAAGTAAACGTGTACGAGAAGTCTCGGCGTTTCACGCCCTCAAATTGGAGTTCTATCTTGTTTGATATGGCCAAACCAGATGCAATCTGTGCCATAGCTCTTGCGCCGGATACCATGTTTCCAACCTTCTTAACCGCAGCTGCAGCTAATCCTGCTGCCAAGGTGCCACCACCAGCTCCCAAAGCTTGCCCCAATCCCTGACCACTAGACAACGCATTGTATACATCAGCAGCGCCCTGTGCAAATGCACCAATCTCTTGTTCTGTATAAAGTGTTGTATATTGAACCTTTACGGATGGAGGCATATACAAAGCGATAGCCTGATCCATCTTTTTCATAGGGGGTCTTTTCATAGTAAGAGATTTACCAGCACCCTTTCCTGATTGCATGGCCATAGGCGAAGTATCAGAGTTTTTTAAATCTCTCCTAAGTTTCTCTACATCAGCTTTGCCTGTGGTAGCTGCAGATAACCCTGCCCGGCCGATAGATTCAGCTTTCTTCAGAAGTTTAGCATCATCAATCTCATATATGTAAAAAATGATGTAGTGACCTTGTTGTGGGTCTTCCTCCACATTGATAGGATATGTAAGATTCTTTGAAGTGGTAGAACTAAAATTATTGCCTTGTGAAAGCCTCTGTAAAAAAGAGGCACCACTACTTGATCCAGATTTAGTGAAGGATGAAACTTTTGATGCTACCCCTGTAGCAACTTTATTTTTAAGAGTGTTGAGTAATACGGCCATGTCTAAATATTCCTTATACAGAACTATTTATGCACCATGAGCTACAAAGGCAGATACAAACCACAAAATCCCCGAAAATATACGGGCGATCCATATAACGTCATCTATCGTTCCCTCTGGGAACGGAAGTTTATGGTGTATTGTGATACCAGTGTCAACATCATTGAATGGGGCAGTGAAGAGATCATTATACCCTATTTATCACCTTGGGATGGTAGATTACATCGTTACTTTCCTGATTTTTACATAAAAGTTCGACAATCAGATGGAAGCCTCAAGAAAATGATTATTGAGGTAAAACCTAAAAAACAGTGCTCTCCACCCAAAGAACCTAAACGTAAGACCAAAAGGTATCTTGGTGAGGTTAAAACATGGGGTATTAATGAGGCCAAATGGAAATATGCAACTGAATGGTGCAACAAAAATGGTATGGAGTTTAAAATTCTGAACGAGGATCATCTAGGTATTTCGTATAAATAGAGGCATGGCACAAAGTAAGTTCATACAAGCAGTAAAAGACGAGGCAAAAGGCCGTCCACGATCTACTCAATGGTACAGAGATAAGATCAAGGAGTTTGGCACGCCTACATCTTTAGACTTGATAAGGGACGGTAAACGAGACAGTAAGCCATTTTATGGTAAGTTGAATATGTTCGTATATGACCCAAAGTTCAAAAAGAAACTACCGTACTACGATACGTTTCCTCTTGTTTTACCTTTAGAAACTTACCCTGATGGGTTTCTGGGAATCAACTTTCATTATCTACCGATACCCCTACGAGTCAAACTATTAGATAGACTAGTAGACTTTTCTAACAACACAAAATTTGATGAGTCAACTAGGCTGGTTGTGGACTATAGTCAACTCAAAAATATTAACATAGTCAAACCCACCATACACAAATATCTGGCAGGACAACTTAAATCACAGTTTCGAAGAATTGATGCAGACGAATTTACTATTGCGACATTGTTGCCTGTACAGAGATTTAAGAAGGCTTCAGCTTCTGCGGTTTGGAAAGAATCAAGGGCGATGATCTAATGGCTAATTTTATAGAAGGCACAGCTTTTGGCGTACTGAACGATATTCTATCTGCATTTCGTTCTAATGAGGGATATGCCCTACCAAGCAGATATGAAGTTCTTATTTACCCGCCTGCACCAAAGACAGGTGGTAGTCTATTAAACGTATTCAGTGGACTACGTGCTACTAATGAAGAATCTAGAAATGTATCTTTACGTTGCGAAAGCGTACAGTTGCCTGGCAGAACCGTAACATCAAGTCCAGACAATAACATATATGGCCCTGTAAGAGAGATTGCAAATGAAGTAACATATTCAAATGAACTGGTAATGACATTTCAAGCAAGTTCTGGTCTAGAAGAGAGAATATTCTTTGAACAGTGGCAACAAAAATGTTTTAATCCAGAAACATGGAATGTCGGATATTACAGTGAGTATGTGGGTTCAGCTGACGTATACTTGCTGGACGTAAATAACCAAAGACGATATGGATTGAAGATACACGAAATGTGGCCAAAAACTGTTGCGGCTACAGACTTGACAGCAGCGAGGGCTACAGACATTATCAAGAACTCAATTACGTTTGCTTTTAGAACGTGGAGTTCACTTGATATTGATCAAACACCACCTAGCATCGCTGATAAAATTACTCAAACGGTGGTAAACTCTGTGGAGAGAAATATCACAGCAAATATACCTGCTGTGTTGCGAAAATTATAAGGATGAAAAATTATGGCACTACCAAAGCTAAACACGGTATCGTATGACTTGGAACTACCGTCAACTGGTGAAACTGTTAAATTTAGGCCCTTTCTGGTCAAAGAACAGAAGAACCTTTTAATTGCTCAGGAGTCAGAAGACGATAAGGTGATTGAAAATGCGTTTGCACAGATTATTACAGACTGTACAAATGGCGAAATTGATCCATATCAGTATCCTCTGTTTGATATTGAATATCTGTTTTTACAGATGCGAGCAAAGTCAGTTGGTGAGAAGTCAACGATTATGATGACAGCAGAAGACGATGGTGAAACAAAAGTACCAGTAGAGATTGATTTGTCAAAAGTATCTGTGAAGACAGAAGTTGGCCATTCAAATGAGGTACAATTGACAGACGATATTAGAATGGTTATGGGATATCCCACTTTATCGGATATGGCCATGCCAAACGATGCACAGACAGAGGTTGAAAGAATTTTTGTTATGATTAAAAGATGCGTTATGGAAATCCATGACGGTGAAGAGATACATAACAGAGTTGATATAAGTGACAAAGAGCTAGACGAGTTTTTAGAAAATATGTCTACAGAAATGTTTGAAAAGCTCTCTGCATTTTTTGAAACTATGCCTAAGTTGAAACATGTGGTTAAATTTACGAACCCTAAAACAAAGGCAAAAAATGAGGTAAACATTGAGGGACTCCAGAGTTTTTTCGTATAGCCCTTTCTCACGAAACTCTGGTGAACTATTATCAGGCAAACTTCGCCATGATGCAACATCATAATTACAGCCTCGAAGAATTAGAATATATGATGCCGTGGGAAAGGGAAATATACATGGGGCTGTTAATGCAATTCCTAAAAGAACAACAGGAGGAGCAAGACAGGCTAGAACGTAAAAGGAGTTAATTGTGGTTCAGAAAAAATTACAACCAGAATCGCAATATAATGAATATGACTTGGATGGAGATGGTGTTGTGAGTGACGAAGAATTAGAGATGGTGAAGAAAATACACGAAGCAGAAAATGCTGATGAGAAAGCTGATGCTCAACGGCGTATGGCTTGGATATCAATGATAGCAATGATTTTATTCACGGTTATCGTTATGATACCAGGCATTATACCCGAATCTAGATTAAAACTTATAGGTGATTTATCTGCCTTATTCTACATTGGCATGGCTGGTGTAGTAGGTGCATATATGGGTATGACCGCTTACATGTCAAGGAAGTAACATGGCAACCTTCGAAGATACCGTAGATAAGTTAGGTAAAACCACACAGAAACTTGATGCCGCAGCTGATAAGATGGCCGCCGCAAACAAGGAAGACTCTGGTGCAGCTGCAAAAGAACAGGCGAATGAAGCAAACAGGCGTGCAGATAAATCTAACACATATCTAGAATCTATCGCTAGCACATTATCTGGTATGCAAAGTCAGTTTCAAGGTGCAGAATCAAAAGATGCTGGTAAGGCAGGGGGTATCTTTGCCGGTATTGCTCGTGCGTTAGGTGGTATGGGTGCTGGTATCGGTACTGCCGTTGGTGGACTGATGAAAGGTATAGGAAAGGCTGCAGCTTTTGCACCTAAGTTTGTTATTGCAATGGGTGCTCTTGGTCTAGGTGTTGGTGCATTTGTATTAGCAATTGGCGGTTCTGCGGCATTAGTATCAAAAATGTTCCCGACTATAGCAGAAGGTCTAAAATCTTTTGAGGGTATCAATGGTAAAAACCTTGTCGATGTGGGACTTGGTATGGCGGCAATTGGTGTTGGATTAGGTGCTCAAGGTATCGGTGGAGCGATTAGTGCTGTAGGTGGTTTAGTTGGTGGTATCGCAGAGGGTATAGGTGGTTTGTTAGGTATCAAATCTGGCCCAGAGAGCACGCTCGAGAAAATGAGGTTATTCGGTGAAGCCAAGATAAATGCAAAGGGTGTGAAGGCGAACGCTGAAGCAATGAAGGCATACGGTATTGCAATGGCAGCCGGCGGCGGTGGTGCAATGTTGAGCAGTCTTTCTACTCTAGGTGATGCCGTGTTTGGTGGTCTAGGTAAACTAATTGGCGGAGTTCCACCACTAGAGAAAATGAAGATATTTGGTGATGCTGTAATTAATCATGAAGGAGTGAAAGCAAACGCTGCATCTATGGTAACATACATGGAAGCCATGGCAGTGGGAACGGGCGCAACTGCAATAAAGGCTGTTGGTAGTCTAGCAAATTTAGCTGGTACTGCAATGGATGGGGTGTCAAAGTTCCTTGGTGGTAAAGGTGTTCTAGAAACACAACTTGACGGTATGAGGAAGTTATCAAGTGCCACTGGTATTGATGCAGAGAAGATCAAAGCCGTTGCTGGTGCAATGGTTCAATACGCAAAGGTCAATGCGATTGGTGCTGGTGCAGAAACAGTCAAGGCAGTTGGTGGCCTTGGTAATATGATCAGTAGTTTCACTGACGGCGTTAGTAAGATGATCGGTGGAAAGGGAATGTTGGATTCCCAAATTGAGGGTATGCAGAAGTTATCTGCGGCCAAAGGTATCGATCCAGTTCAGATAAAATTTGTTGCTGGCGCAATGGTTGAATATGCAAAAGCGATGGCCGCTGGTGCAGCTGGAGAAGCAGGAAAAGCTGGTGGTGCTATTGGGAATATGGTCAGCAGTATTGCAGATGGTCTATCTAGTTTTTTTGGTGGTGGAAAATCAGACCCCCTTGGCGATCTAATTAAGTTCTCTGCTAGAAAAATCACAGCAGAACAGGCAGCACAGGTCAAGATAAATGCAGATGCTTTGGTTACATATGGTATGGGACTGGCCAAGTTCGCTGGGACACAAGTTCTCAAAGGTGGTGGAGACTTGTTGAGTAGTCTCGCTGAAGGATTGAGTAGTTTCTTCGGTAAAGACAATAAAGTAGACCCTATGACTGCCCTACAGAGATTCGCATCTAAAATTATAAACATAGGTACAGTAGAGAATAATGTCAAGGCCTTAGAAGCCTTCTCCATGTTAGGTTCTGGTTACACTGGTAATCCTGGCATGCAAAAATTCATAGAGGAAATGGGAGATAATCTACCTCAAATCGAAGCTCTGATAAACGGTAGTGAAGCTACAGGGGTAAAAATATTTGGTAAACGTCTAGGTAAGGCTGCGGTCAAGGGATTGGGCAGTCCAGATATAATGATCGATGAAGCAAAAACAAACATCGAAAAACTAAAAGCGGTTGTTCAGGCAGATTTTGAGGCGAAACCAACTACTCCAGCACCCCAAGTCGATGAAGACGGCGCAGACGTTGACATGTCACCTGATGCTAGGGAAGCTCAAGGGAAAACTAATTTTATGTGGGCAGAAGGTCTTCAGAGATCGATTGATCAGCTCTCTGCAAATATATCTAATATTCAGTCTGGAAGTAATAACAATATTAGTAATCAACAGACCACTAATCTTGCAGCAGGAAGTGGGCAAGCTAGACGACCAGCAACATCACGGAGAATTGATCAATCTCGAAACGCCGAATATTTCTGATCGTCTATCTTTAAGGTCTAACTTTCGTCAGCGGCCAACTTCTCAAAATAGGACATGGTGTCCTCATCATCATCTACCGATACAGTAGGAGCAGGCTCCTCTTTTGTATCTATAGTGACCGTCTTCTCAACTGGTTCATCTTCAATAGTATCGACTACAGAACCAACTTTCGTTGTACCAGCAAGAACAGTGTCCAGACGTTTCTTGAGTTCGTCATAGGACTTGAAGTTAGTGGGAGCAGTATAAT